CAGCGTGACCAGATATTTGAAACCACGGCGTTTGACCATTTAAAAACTCTGGGGCTGTTGGCTCGACCTACGGCGACGAACGAGTTTAGAACCCGGCGTGAAGCCTTGGCGATACCGATGGGTCGGTTGATAGATAGCAAGCCCGGGTTTTTAATTAGTCGTAAGTGTAATCGTTTACGCAAGGCTTTAGCGGGTGGGTATCACTTTAAACGGGTGGCGATAGGTGCGGGTCAAGAACGGTTTAGAGATACGCCCAACAAAAACGAACACAGCCACGTTGGTGATGCGGCTGGTTATTGTTTACTAGGTTCTGAGCATAGGATTATGACCAAGTCCCCTACTCGTAGCGGTGTGGCGACCACGCAAGCGAAGGTGTTAGAGTTTAATGTTTTCGACTGAGAAACTTAACCGGGTCATGCCGTTGGATTATCCCCGGCATAAGCTCGTTGATTGGTCCCCGGCGCACTACCTGATGTGCGATCTAAATAAATTTGATGAGGATCTAGCTAGTTATCACGAAGATTATCTTTCTATTCTTAGCCAATACGCCCACGCTGGAGTTGCCTATACCGGGATTGGTGAGGGCAAAGTGTACGCCATGTTTGGGGTTTACGAATATTGGAAAGGCAGCGCAGAAGCTTGGCTTATTCCTAGTAAACACATAGGCCGAAAAACAATATCATTTCACCGCACTGCTTTGCAGTTTTTTGAGTTAGCAGCGAACGAATTAGGAATAAAAAGGCTACAGTTCACAATTCATTCTGACAACGTTCCAGCAGTCAAATGGGCCGAAAGGTGTTACTTTGAGTTCGAAGGAACCATGCGGCGGTATGGTCCTGATGGCAAAGATTATAAAATTTATTCGAGGTTATTTTAATGGGCGGTCTATTCAAAAAACCAAAAGCTCCACCACCAGATCCCAAGATTGAAGAAAATCTGAGGGAACAGGAACTAGCAGCAGAGCAAGAAAGAGTTGAGACTGGAAAAAAAATTGCGTCCAGAGCAGCGGCTAGGCGTCGGGGTGGGCGAAAAGGTTTGATGGCTGAAGGTGTAACGGTAGGCACTGCGGGTCGTGAAACTCAACAGCTTCAAAGTACGTTAGGTCGTAACCCACGGTCAGGCTAATGAAAAAATATATCCGCAATCCCAAACACACGGAGATCCACGATGTACGGTCAAAAAAAAGGCAAGAAGCCATTGAGCAGCAAAATGAACAGCAAGACGAACAGTCTGAGAAAAAAGATGGCGAGTAAATACGGAAAGAAAAATGACAAGAAGTCCTGAGAAAACAGGAACGTCGGGACGTAGGGTTTCATTCGCGGCTCGGTTTGCCGGGATGCGCGGGGCTATGAAAGACGATAAAGGCCGTCCCACAAAGAAAGCTTTAGCTTTAAAAGCTTGGGGCTTTAGCAGTGAACAAGCTGCTAGAAATTTTGCACAGAGGCATAAACAAAGCTAATGGTATTAGATGTTAAGCAAATAAAGAAACGCTACAAAACAGCGGAAACGCATAAGGATCAATGGCGGTCTATATACGAAGAAGCTTACGAGTACGCTTTGCCTATGCGTAATCTGTACGACGGTTACTACGAGGGAAATGTTCCCGGTCAAAATAAAATGAAAAGGGTGTTTGACAGTACGGCAATACACTCGACGGCCCGGTTTGCTAATCGTATACAATCCTCCCTTTTCCCACCACAACGTCCGTGGTGTCGGTTGCAGCCGGGTCAAGAAATACCTGAAGAAAACAAAATACAAGCTCAACAAGCATTAGATTTTTATACGCAAAAGATGTTTGGTGTTATGGCTCAATCGGGTTTTGACCTAGCTATGGGTGAGTTTTTGCTAGACCTTGCGGTTGGCACAGCGGTTATGCTGATACAGCCCGGAGATGAAATAACTCCTATTCGTTATACGGCTGTACCGTCCTATCATGTTTGCTTCGAAGAAGGGCCAAACGGTACTGTAGATACGGTTTATCGTAAAATAAAACGGCCCTTTAATGTTATTACACGGGAATGGCCTGACGCAAATATTCCTGACCATATTGTAAAGAAATACGAGGATGATCCAACAAAACCGTTGGAAATGATTGAGGCAACCTACACGATAGATAATCAAATATACTATTGTTTGGTTACAGCAGAGGAAGACTTTAAGCTTGTACATCGTGACCTCAAGTCTTTTCCTTGGGTTATCTCTCGATATATGAAAGCTAGTAACGAACGGTATGGTCGTGGCCCGGTGCTTTATGCTTTGCCTGACATCAAAACATTAAACAAGGTTGTTGAATTAACACTTAAAAATGCAAGTATAAGTATTGGTGGCGTCTTTACCGCTGTAGATGATGGTGTTCTAAATCCCCAGACCATTTCAATCGTACCCGGTGCAGTCATAGGCGTTTCCTCTAATGGCGGTCCCCGTGGTCCTTCCTTGCAACCCCTTCCTCGTAGCGGGGACGCCAACCTTACGCAAATCGTTAGCAATGATCTACGAGTAAATATTAAGAAAACACTGCTCGATGAAAGCTTGCCGCCTGATAATATGTCGGCTAGGTCGGCTACAGAGATCGTCGAAAGGATGAAGGAACTCTCTCAAAATTTAGGTAGTGCCTTTGGTCGATTGATAAGTGAGACAATGTTTCCAATCGTTCGTCGTAGCTTAGAGCTTATGGACGAGATGGGCATGATAGAACTACCGCTAAAGGTAAACGGGCTACAAGTAAGTGTTGTACCTCAGTCGCCGCTAGCTATGGCAAATAATGCCGACAAGCTTGGTGAGGTTATGCAGTTCATGCAAGTCGCGCAGATGATGGGGCCGCAAGGTCAAACACTACTGAAGATGGATAAGGTGGGCGATTACATAGCTGACCAGTTAGGTATCCCCGCTGATCTAAGAACGACGCCGCAAGAGCGTCAGCAGATGCAAGAAGAGATGATGCAAATGGCACAGATGGCGGCACAGCAACAAGGCGTGTTGCCACCTGAAGGGGAGCAAATGCAATGAGCCAAGCACAGCGTATTCAAAGCATTAACGCTCCCGGTTGGGATGGCGTAGACGCTACAGTAACGCATTTAGAAATGCCGAGTAATTCACAACGGGATTTAGATATTTTGTTTAAGAGATGTTTTGACTCTGAAGCTGGTAAAAAAGTTTTAGAGCATCTTGAGACAATAACGATAGATCAACCAGCGTGGGTTCCGGGTGCAGACCCTTCTTTTGGTTACGCCAGAGAAGGACAAAACTCAATCGTTAGAGAAATACAGCAAAGGATGAAACGAGCAAATGAGCCAAAGTGATAACCAAGAAGCCGAAGGGACAACTGAAGAAGTCGCAGCCCCTGACGGTTTAATGGCCGCAACAGCTTTAGAAGAAGAACAAGCGGTAGAAGAAGGTGAAACCATAGACCACCGGGCAGATGCGGAGCCTACGGAAGAGCCTGAAGAACCTGAAATTTACGATAGACCAGATTGGTTTCCTGAAAAGTTCTGGGACGAAAAAGAAGGACCGGACTTAGAAAAATTTACTAAAAGTTATAACGAGCTTCAGAAGCAATTTAGTCAAGGCAAACATAAGCCCCCTAGCGAGTACAACACTGAAGTTTTAACAGAAGCTGGCTACGAGGCTAATGACCCGGTTGTGTCTACTTATTTAGATTGGGCGCAAAAGTACGGGGTCAATCAAGCGGCTTTTGATGAGCTTGCGTCTAGTATCACGGGCATGGCGGGTGAAGAAGCTAATCAAACCCAAATGGATGTAGCTAAAGAACGTGAGGCATTAGGACCAAACGCAGATGCTATACTTAAATCAAATATTAATTGGGCTGACGGCTTGGAGAGAAAAGGCATTATATCTGATGCTGAACGGCAAGAATTAAACTATTGGGGCGGCACTGCGGTAGGGCAACGTCTTATGCAAAAAGTACGCTCCTTAACGGGAGATATGTCTAAAATCCCTATTGCAGAAGTTACTGAGGCGGGTGTAAGCGAAGAAGATTTCAAAGCTTCAATGCGGTCTAAAATGGCTGATTCCCGATATGGTTCTGACGCAAAATTTACTAGAGATGTTGAGTTGGAATACCAAAGGAGATACGGCTAGCCTGTAGTCGTAGTACAGGAGTTTTTTCTGCTCTCTCCTGACACTAGCCCCCGCTTCCGTTTTCCCGGCGGGGGCTTTTGTGTGTGCAAATACTACACCTAGCATCTAATATGTTTACAAGCTACAGCTTGTAGTATATCCTATCGGTGACAGATAACCTTATGGCCTGTCTGGTTTAGAGAAATCTAACGGGCGTGGACGTATCCACGAAGCCAGAGGCCGGAACTCCCGACAACCTATCAAGGCGACAAATTTAACTGGTTCAATATAGGAGCTATAAATTATGTCTACGAACCTATCACCGGCGTTCGTACAGCTATTTGAAGCGGAAGTTCATCAAGCGTATCAAGGCGCTGCTGTTCTCCGTGGTGCTGCACGTACCCGAAATGGTGTAACGGGAGACACCGTAAAATTCCCGAAAGTCGGTAAAGGAACTGCGTCGGTTCGCGTTCCACAAACCGATGTAACCCCGATTAACGCAGCCTTTTCACAAGTCTCCGTTAGTATGCAAGACTTTGTTGCTGCTGAATATTCTGATATATTTAATCAGCAAAAAGTTAACTTCGATGAGCGTCAAGAATTAGCGCAAGTCGTAGGTAACGCTATCGGACGCCGCGAAGACCAAATCATTATTGATGCACTAAATGCCGCTTCAGCGGGTTCCACAGTTGCTAAGACTGTTGTTACTTCTGGTTCAGCCGCTGCATCAAACTTAAACGTTGGTAAAATTTTAGCAGCGAAAAAAGCTTTGGATGCGAAGAACGTTCCAGCAGCAGACCGTCACATGGTAATCCATGCTAATAACCTGTCTGGTTTGCTTGGTGATGAACGAGCAATTTCAAGTGACTTCCAAACTGTTCAAGCATTAGTTAGCGGAAACGTTAATACAATGCTCGGCTTTCAGTTTCACATTGTGGGTGACCGCGATGAGGGTGGTCTACCGTTGGCAAGTACTGACCGTACTTGTTTTGCTTTCCATCGTTCAGCACTTGGTGTTGGCGTTGGTATCGCTCCGAAAACCGAAATCAACTACATCCCTGAGAAAACTTCTTTCTTAGTGACAGCAATGTTGTCAATGGGTGCTGGTGCAATCGACGTAGACGGCATCGTTGATGTTGTTTGCGAAGAATAAGGAGAGATAATCATGGCATTTGCAGCAACAGGTATGTCCTCACTAGGTGGTCAATCAATGAAGGGTACAGTCCCGGCATTGTATTGTTACACCACAACGGACGCACATACAGTCGTTGATGGCTCTGGCTATTTCAACGATTTGTCAGACACACTAGCAGTTGGGGACATGATTATTGTCCACGGTGCTACGGGTGGAACAAGAACGATTACAATGCACGTTGTCGTCAGTAACGCTTCAGGCGTTGTTGATATGTCAGACGGCACAGTGATTGCTGTTGTAACTGACTCAGACTAATATGGTTGGGGGCGGTTACGCCCCCTTCCCTAACTCAAGGAGAGACTTATGGCGTCAGGCGATACAGACGTAAGCATTTGTAACAAAGCCCTTGTGTTTCTCGGGTCAAATAAAATCACAAGTTTTTCAGATGCGTCGGCTGCGGCTGACGCTTGTAATATTTTGTACAAGGAAGTTAAAGCATCAACTCTTGCTATGTACAGTTGGACGTTCTCCCTTGGTAAGGCAACACTGGCACGAGAAACAACTGCGCCCGTGAGCGAGTGGACATATCAGTTTGCCTTACCTAATGATATGCTATCGGGTGTACCCCGGGCGGTTAGAGCCAGCACTACAGCGGGTTCACCTCTTATTAAGAACTGGGAAATAGGTCAGTCATCCGTGGGCGGCACTGTTTTGTTTTCTGATGAAGAAACAATTACAATAGATTATCAAAAAGATGTTAACGAAGGTGCGTTGCCGACTTACTTTGTAACACTCTTAGCGTATCAGTTAGCATGGCATTTAGCAGAAACAATGACGGACCAAACAACTAAAGTGGAGTTGTGGCGTAGTATTGCGCTCGGCACACCGGGCGAAGGTATGCGCGGCGGTTATTTTAGACAGGCTGTAAGCATTGATAGTGCGGGTCAGACGCCGGGAGTTATATCAGATTATATGTTGACTGAGCTTAGATGAGTAAATTCCAAGCATATCAGGCTAGCTTCACGGGTGGGGAAATGGACCCCCTACTCCGTGGTCGTACTGATTTGCAACAATACTATAATACTGTGGCTACCGCTGATAACGTTTTGTTTGAACCTCAAGGTGGTTTTAGTCGCCGCCCGGGTCTTAGATTTCTACAAGATTTAACCGGTGACAATGCGGCTAATGGTGTGTTGCTCATACCGTTTGAGTTTAGCACAACCCAGAATTTTATGATTGTTGCAACCCGATATGCAAACGCAACTATACGTTTTCGTTTCTATGCTAATCAGGTTTTGCTTACCAACATCAACGGGTCGGGCAATAGTTATTTAGATTTTAGTGTTGGCACACTATACATAGAAACCGCGATTGATATGGATAAGGTTTATTTCACGCAATCGGCTGATACTTTGGTCGTTGTAAATGAAGCCTTTGCTCCTTTTAAAATTGTTCGTGGAGCTAATAATACGACTTGGACTGTCTCAACACTTTCTTTAAGCAATGATAACTTTAGAGCGCCTAAGTCTGCTTTCACTTTATCAAACTCAAACCCAGCGGGAGACATAACCCCCTCGGCGGTTACAGGTGCAATTACTTTAACAAGTAATAACGCTATTTTTAACAACTCTTTTGTCGATCAATTTATTGTGGATGGTAATGATTTTGGTCGGGCAAAAATAGTTAGTAACCGTTCTACAACTGTAGCAAACGCTATAGTTGAAATACCGTTTCACAACACAGAAACCATAAATCAAAATCAATATAAGCTCGAAAGTGGGTATGAGGACGCTTGGAGTAACACTAGAGGATGGCCCCGAACGTGTACTTTTCACGAAGGTCGCTTGTATTTTGGTGGTTCTGCTTCTGAACCCTCAACATTGTTTGGCTCAAGAGTTGGAGACTTCTTTAACTTTAAACCAACCGAAGGTTTAGACGATGATGCTATAAAGGTTACGCTTTCAACGGATAGTGTAAATGCGATAACGGCTCTACGCTCTGGGCGTGACTTACAAATATTTACTTCAGGTGCGGAGTTTTTTATTCCGCAAGCTGACCTATCTCCTATTACCCCGGCAAACATAACTGTTAAGTCTGCAACCCGGCGTGGTTCTAAGCTAGGTATTCGGCCCCAAGCTGCTGAAGGTGGCACGTTGTTCATTCAGCGTCAGGGTAAAGCTTTACGCGAGATGTTGTTTAGTGACGTAGAACTAAGCTATGTGGCTAACAATGTGTCGTTGCTAAACTCACACTTGCTGCTTGATCCTCAACGTATGGCTCTTAGAAGTGCCACAGATACGACTGAGGGTGACTTGTTGATGATTGTTAATGGAACAGACACAACAGGCTATAGAGCGTCCTCTGTGGGGCTGACAGGCACTATAGCGGCTTATATGCTTAACAGACCACAACAGATCGTGGCCCCGGCGGTATGGACTACAGACGGTGACTTTGTAGATATAGGTGTGGATCTAGATACAATCTACACGGTGGTTAAAAGAACTGTCGGTGGTTCGGCTAAATATTACCTAGAAGTGTTTGACGATGACCGCACAACAGATAGCGCACTACAATATTACTCAGGTGCAGTTAGCCCGGACCAATCGTTGCCGGGAAGCACCACAGCCGGGAGCCTATCGCATCTAGAAGCTAAGACGGTAAAGATAGTACGCGACGATATTGTAGATACCGACAGAACGGTAAGCTCTGGCAATGTTACCTTAAATGGAACGGCGTCTAGTTATGTAGAGGTGGGTCTAGATTTTAGCGTTGAGGTAACGACACAGCCTGTTGAGTTACGGTTATCTACGGGTTCTATGCAATCAACTAAGAGACGTATTCTAGAAGCTTCTCCAATTTTATTTCTTACACAAAACGTAACCGTGGAAGGTAAAGAAGTACCAACACAAACCACCCTATCGGGTGCGGGTGGCGTTACGGCGTTTTCTGGGGTCAAGACAGTAGATGGATTACCCGGCTTTTCCTTAGAAGGTCAGGTTACTATCAGCCAAGACAAACCATTATTTATGACAGTTTTAGCATTAGATTATAAAGTGAGTAGCGGAGCATGAGCGCAGCATTTTTACAAATAGCGGGTGCAGCATTAAGCGGTATGGCGCAAATTCGACAAGCACAAGCGGAGGCTGTGCAATACGAAATGAAAGCCCGTAACGAGGTTATTCAAGCTCGAACGGATGCGGTCAATTACAAGGTAGAGGGTAACGAGCGCATGAGGGAACTTCTTACTGCTATGAGTAGTTCCGTAGCAAATGCAGCGGCTGGTGGACTAGATCCTTACGG